CACCTGCATCCAAACCTACACCCAATGGGCTGTTGAATGATCCGCCTTCATAGAACTGAGACACTATGAAACCAGTTCCATCAATTGCAGTATCGTGAATGTGCTGTGGTAAATTATTTGTATCATCAATAGTTGCTTGGGTATACCAAGTTCCATTGTAATAGAAATTAACTCTATTTGTTCCAGTGTCTAACCACTGTGTTCCATTTGTTGGTGAAGAAGGAGCAGTTGATGACACAGCCATTCCTGCTAAGGAATCTACATAACCCTTAGTTGCTGCATGTGCTGCAAGAGTAGGGGCTCCTACTGTTACTGCACCTCCAAATGTACCGCCGTTTGCTACGGCTAATCCATTCTTGACCTTGAAGTCTTTATCGACTGTTGCCATTTACTGCTCCCTCTTCCAACTATTTTTATTTTTTATTACTTAAGAAGTGTTCCCATTACAGTAACTGTTGAGTTATTGTTAGTGGTTGTAACCTGAAGTTGTACATTTGCTCCTGAGATACCTGCTGAAATTGATGACGCTGAGCCATTTGTTCCAACGATTCCGTATTCAGTAATTGCAATGTTATCTGAAGTATCAAGTGTCAAAAGAACCTTTGATATTTCAGTGTGTGTTCCGTAGGCAACCTTTACAAGGTATTCTGCTGAACGGTAGTCAGCCTTTGCGAAAGCGTGGGCTGTCTGAATTCCTGCAGTTGGTGCTGAAAGAGTTGCTGCAACTTGCTTAGCAACTGAATTCAAATCAACTGATGTGAAGTTTGGAACAACTGCTTGAAGTGCAGTGACTGCACGAGCATCTGTAAAGTACTTGTTTGTTCCTTCTGCAAGATCAGATGTTGTAGAATCTGCTACACCGTTTTCTGCGGTAATAACAAGACCTGCACCTGTTCCTGTAATTGTAATGTTAGTCTTTGTTGCACCAACCAAAAGGTCTGCTGCTGAAGACTTAGCACGAGCATCTGTGAAGTACTGTGATGTTCCTTCTGCTACATCAGATGTTGTAAGTGCATCTGCGTGTGCAATTGCTGCAGCCTGTGCAGCGTTTGCCTTTGTAGTAGCATCTGTTGCTGCTGCAGATTGTGCTGCATTAGCCTTGCTTGTAGCATCTGCTGATGCTGTAGCCTCTGCTGCTGCTTGTGCTGCGTCAGCCTCTGCCTTAGCAAATGCTGTTGTAGCAATCTGAGTTGTGCTTGTATCTGCTGCTGCTGTTGGTGCTGTAGGTACGCCAGTTAATGCTGGTGATGCTAGTGGAGCCTTTGTTCCAACAAGAGTTGTAAGATTTGTAACTGTATCTGGTGAATCAGAAAGCGCTGCTGCTAACTCATTAAGAGTATCAAGTGCTGCAGGTGCTGAGTCAACTACTGCTGCTACTGCTGTAGTAATTGCTGAGTTACGATTTGAAACTTCTGTTGAGATTGCAGTTGAAAGTGCTGCTGCTGCTGTTGCTTCTGCTGCTGCCTGTGCTGCGTTTGCCTTAGATGTTGCATCTGCTGCAGCGGCATTGATTGCCTCTGTCTTTGCAGTTCCAATTTCAGTTGTTACTGCTGTGCGAACTGCTGTGTCTGCATTTGTAGCAAATGTCTGTGCTGCTGCTTGTGCTGCTGATGCTGAACCTGCTGCATCGTATGCTGCTGCAGTTGCATCAAGTGCTCTTTGATTTGTAAAGTACTTGTTTGATGCATTTTCTGCAAGATCTGCTGTATCGTGGTTTGAAAGACTTGATACTGTACCAGTAATGTTTGCTGTAATTGTTCCTGCAGCAAAGTTACCATTAGCATCACGCTTTACAACTGTGTTTGCAGTGTTTTCAGATGTTGCTGTACCACCAATAAGACCAACGATATAGTCTTGATCTGCCTGCTTCTTTGTAATAACGTCAAAACCGTTAACTGTCGCTGTTGTACCTTCAACGATTAAACCACTCTTAATTTTAAAATCTTTATTTACTGTTGCCATTTTTTTATATCTCCTTTTATTATGCCTTAAGTCCCATACGAGCATATCGTACGGTGACTGGCTTGATCGCAGGATCTGGAGTGACTGTTAAGGCCACGGTATTTCCAGTGCGAGAGACATTAATGGTGCCAATATTCCCATCATTGTCGATTGTTCCGTATTCGCTGACATTTACATTTGTACCGTCAACGAGAATTGTTAGTTCGGTTGCATAGAACTTGTTGTCCCCTGCAGAGGTCTTTGATATTGAAACAATATACTTGACCATACGCCAAACTGTAGCGTCAAAGTTATCAACAACAGTTAAGTTCTCAATACCATTGATTGTATTTTCATTATTACCTGAAGAGCCCAAGTCTGTTGACTGAGCAGTTGCGGTGTCGATTAAATCTACATAATTTTCTTGAGTTGGTCTATCTCCTGTTTGGAATAGAGCCTTAACTGATGGAATTGATACTTTAGCCATGTGGCAATTATATCACCCTTTTAATTATCTAATTAAAGAATATAGTTGCTATATCCAATAACCTGAAGTGGGATTGGAGGTGGATTTGTTTTAGAATATCCAAAAACACTTACGTTTGTGAAGCGAACTCTAAAAGGTAATACCTCAAGTAAAACCGCTTTTGGCTGTATGTGATCTATACGAATAGATCTTGAGTCAAGTTCTTTTATTTGTCCGTGGGCTAGTTGGTGTGTTGTTTGCATTACTGTGTTATATCTTCAATGATAACCATTGATCCTTTGGCTACCGTCCAAACTCTACCTTCTGATAAAAGTTCTGTAAGTTGGATGTCGAAAATATCTCCTGTCTGAAGAATTCTAGATTGTGATGATGTTAGTTTAACTGTAAAACTTCCTTCTTCATCTTGAAACTCAATGGGTTCTGGAGTTAAGTCTAAAATTTTTGTACTTGTTGAAGGACGATAAATATCCATAGCAACTTGCCAGTCTTCAAGAAGAAGTGGCTCTCTTGCATCGTTTGTTACATAAACACGAAAGGCTGCTGAATCTCCACGGACAACTGTCCAACGAATTTCTGGTGGGGCAGCACCCAGTGCATAAGAGTCTGTGGGTTGATTTCTAAAGGTTGCCATTTGTTTATTATATCACGACAAACCGTCTCTGAGTGCTCCCCAGGTACCGTTTCCTTTTGCTTCTACTATAACTATTCCATTAACATTATCTGCAACTGCACAAATTCCAACTGCTGCAGATCCTCCTACTGGCCTAACGTTTGTTAGACCTCCAGATGCTCCTACATAAAGTGTTTGTCCTGCAGCAAAACCTGAAGTGTTTAGACCTTCCATAACTCCAGCAACAACAACTATTCCATCAGAGCCATTTGCTGTATTGTTTTTTAATAACCCTAATATTGGAGCAGTAGTTGATGGAAGTGCTTTTCCAATTGTAACCTTGCCATTTACTTTTCCATTTGTTGCAAAGACTGGAACTCCTGCATTAATCGCTGCTCCGCTATTATTATTTACATCAATCTGAAAATATGATACCCCGTATGCTGGTAGAATTGCATCTAAAGATTCTGCTAATTTTTTAAAGTCTCCGTGTACGTTGACAGGGGAGTTTTCAAGGGGATATTTGACTCCCGTGGCAGAAAAGTTATAAGTGGTCATAATAAAATAATTATACACCCAGATTTGACTTTTGGCTCAAAATTATGTTATACTTGGTATAGACACCTACCAAGGTGTTATTGTTTTCTAAGGAGGAAACTATGATTAAATTTATCGAAAGAAACAAAGAGATCATTAGCACACTCAGTATCGTAGCATTAGTAACTGTTTTGTCGAACGGAGCAAATGCTGATTCAGGTCTTGATACTAAGAACAATCTTAGCCTTGAACAGGCTCAGACATTGGAACCAGCCTCGAAAGAGGTTTTTTTGGTTTCTAAGGCAAAAAAACTAGAGAGTTTTGAGAATAAGGTTTCTCTGACTGATTCAGAATTAAAGGAACTGCTTTCTCTAGTAGGCTTCAAGGGTCAAGACCTTGTAGTTGCTTGGGCAGTTGCTAAAAAAGAGTCTAATGGTCGTCCATTGGCTTTTAACGGCAATCACAAGACTGGTGACTCGTCTTATGGTATGTTTCAAATTAACATGATTGACGCACTTGGTCCTGATCGTAGAACTAAGTTTGATCTTGACTCTAACGCTGAACTATTCAATCCCGTCAAGAATGCAGAAATTGCATACTACATGACAAACGGTGGGGAAGATTGGTCCTCATGGAAGGGCATCACCCCAAGAACAAAATTTTGGATGAGCAAATTTCCTAAGTAAAAAAATAACTAAAGGCACCTATGGAGAAATCTGTAGGTGCTTTTTAGTTTCTTAATATTAGGTTAATCGCTACTCTTGGGGCTTTTATTGTCTCAACCTCATGAGCAAGATTTTTAGGTACAAATATAAAATCGCCTTCTACAACATGAGTTTCATTTTCTAGATTCTCTCCTGTGCGCCAGATCATTTCACCTTTAACTACCCACTGAAACTGGTCAACATAATCTCTATGTTTGCTACCAACCACACCTCTGTTTTTCATTAAAGATACCAAACCAAAATTGCCAGTATAAATATCTGCAGGGTAATGAGAAAGTGCCCACTCTGTAACTGGAGCCAACTCAGGTATTATTGACATATATGTATCTTCTGTGTCGTAAAGTTGAAAAGCCATTCTTGACCAAAATCTACACTTCAGTCTCATATCAGAGGACTCGCCTTCGACAAAATCACTTAAAAGATATGATCTTTCTGGAAACTTTTCTAGGTCTTCTTCAACATACTTTGAAACAACCGACATTAATGTGTCCAAAGATGGCAAATCTGCAAAAGCATTCTTAAAAACATGAATTCTATTTTCTATTATTGCCTGTCTAACAAGGTTCATATCTATACTCATCTTAACCAACTTACTACAGCATATCTCTCTCCAGATATTACTGGAGACACTGAATGATTATATACATAGGTTGATGGAAAAATTAAGAACTCATTGGCTGCTGGCTTATATTTAATATTAAATCTTGGAAAAACTATTTCGCCACCCTCGTAGTTATCATTAATATAATATATTGTTGACATTCTTCTATGATAATCTTTGTGATCATCAATATGGTTTACAAACTTTTGTCCAACTCCATATTTTAATATACTATACTGATCGTGCCAGGTTGTAGAAAGTCCATGATCTACTTTATAGTCATGCTCTAATGGTCCTAGATTTTCAAGAAATAGGTTTGTGAGAGACGAGAAGAATGACCCCTGAAATCCAACAAAATCTTTAATCTCTGTATCGCTGTATGGAATTGGTACTACAAAAGTATCTCTTAGTTCCTTGTTTTTCCCAGGATCTTCATCTCCCGTTTTTACTCCCGCTAATTGCCATTCTATTTTTGCACTAGACATTCCTTCTTCAATATCTAAAACTAAGGATTCAGATTCTTTTATTGCGTCAGAG